AAAGAATCCGGATTTCATTTCGGGCAGAACGTGATTTGGAATAAGCAACAGTTTGTGATGACTCGCAAGGATTATCACTACAAACACGAACCGATACTTTACGGATGGAAGGAGGGAGAAGCACACCCGTGGTACACAGACAGAAAGCAGACAAGTGTGTGGAACTTCGATAGACCCTTTAAAAGTCAACTTCACCCAACCACAAAACCACTCGAACTAGTAACATACGCTGTAACAAACAGCTCAAAGGGTGACGACATAATAATGGACCTTTTCCTCGGCTCAGGCTCCACCCTTATCGCATCAGAAAAAACAGGTCGTATATGCTACGGAATGGAACTTGATCCAAAATACGTAGACGTTATTATTCAAAGATATGTAAACTACACCGGAAACACAGAGGTAAAGAAGAATGGAAAGGTGGAAAAGTGGTACATAACAACACAAAATGACTAAGAAAGTAAAAACCAAATCTCCTACTAGTGCAGGAAAAAAGCAGGACATTAAAAGAAACCCTGATGGAACATTTCCAAAGGGTGTATCTGGTAACCCAGAAGGAAAGAATGCCGGCACACAACATTTTAAAACAATATTCATTAAGGCTATGGAGAAGATAGCCAAAGACACAGGTGAGAAAGCCGAAGATCAAGAAATGAAGATAGTAGCCAGAGGAATACTAGAAGCAAGAAAAGGAAACTTCCCATTTTATAAAGACGTGCTGGATAGGGTATACGGAAAAGCGCCACAGACGATAGACCTAAACGCTACAGTAAAGCGAGATGAGCTAACAGAGCAGGAAATAGAAATGCTTAACAAACTAGTAGGCGATGAATAAATGCTTAAAAAAGAAGCCTTAAAGAAAATGATAACCGGAACTGTCCAAGAAAGACTGTATCTAGCAGAGCAGGACTTTTCCCTATTTTTTACATACTACTACCTAGACTATATCAAATACACGTTCGCACCATTCCATTTGGAAGCGATGAAGAAGCTACAAAACCTAACAACCCAAGAGGAGGTAAGAGAGTTCCTATGGATAGGCTTCCGAGAGTCAGCCAAAACAGCTGTCGTGAGAGGGTTCATAACATGGCTGGCGCTATTCAAGAAATCAAACTATATCCTAATAGGATCGTACACAATAGAAAACGCAGAAGCTAACCTATTCGCTATCATAGCCGAGCTACAAACAAACCCAAGAATCAGGGCCGACTTTGAAATGGATAAGATACTCCCAGAAGCAAAGAAAGACGAGAAAGGCTTTAACCGAATAAAGAAGTTCCTACTCCAAACAGGTGTGATGTTCCAAGCCATAACAACACAGAAGTCACCGAGAGGATACCTACATAAGAGCCAAAGACCAGACTTCTGCTTCCTAGACGACATAGAAACGCTAAAGACCGCAATGTCAGACGTTGTAACCCAAAGCACCCTGCGCTTCATAGAGGAGCTAAAGACAGCAATGGACTCAAAGACAGGAAAGATAGTCTACAACGCAAACCACTTCTCGGACTTGGGTGTGGTGCAAAACCTAGTAAACCAGAGAGAAAGAATGTTCTACTTAAATGTCCCACTCTATGACCCAAAAGGAAACATCTCATGGCCCTCTAAATACGTGCTGACGAACAAAGAAGCGGTAGAGATGGGGAAAGTGTCCATAGAGAATATAAAACGCCTTGTGAGCGATTCTGTGACGTTTGAGCAGGAGTATCTAAACATGCCAATGGCAGAAGACAGACGTATCTTCAAGAAGTCCATGTTCCAACACATACCATTCAAAGATGTACCAAAGGATGGACATTGTTATGTGATACTAGATCCAGCATTTAGTAAGAATGCAACCTCTGATGACACAGGTATATCAATCGTCTGGGTAGACTACCGAAACCTCTGGTACGTAAAGGCCTACAAGATAAAGCTAAGCCCGAAAGAGTTCGTAGACCAGATATTCGCCCTATGGGAACTATATAAGCCAAAGAAGATAGGAATAGAGAAGTTCGCATTCACAGATGGAATCAAACCATACCTAGACGATGAAATGAGAAGAAGAAATACATTCCTGCCGATCGTGGAACTAAAACACAACCAAACAAACAAAAATACAAGAATACAAGGACTTCTTCCATTCTACGAAAGCCAAACAATATTCCACATAGAAAACGAATGTGATGACCTAGAAGCACAGCTGATAAGATTCCCATTTGCAGAACACGATGACGTGATGGACTCACTAGCCTATGCACCACAGATAGCAAACAGGCCAGTAGAGCTAAGGGATGACTACGATATGTTCCCAGAAGATGAGATGTTATACCCCGATATTGGATTATAAACAGTTGACTTTTACAAAAGTCTGTTACAATAGGGGTATATCAGAGAAAAGTTGCAGAGGGAGCTGTAAACTTTATGGAAAAAACACGTCAAATAGATAAAAGAACACGAGAAACGATAACATCTCGAATACAAAACGAAATATATACAGCCCGAACTGCTAAAAGAGCAAGGGTTACTTCTTGGCATAAGAACGAGAAACTCCTAGAAGAATCAGATAGATTTAAAAAAGAAGGAGACACACGAAGCCAGATAGCACTCCATAAGATGAACGGATACACACAAACTATCCTAAGTAAGATAGACGATCCGCTAATCTTTAAGTTTATGCACAACAAGATAGCCTCGAAGCGTAAGGTAGAGAAGTACAACGCTATAAGAGAGCTAGACTCAAACAAAGATAACTGGGACTTCAAAGACCTACTAGGAAAAGACTACGGAATATTCTATGGCCGAGCAATATACTTCTACCATGCAACTGGAGATAAAACAGAAGACTATAAAGCGCACCTAGACCTTATAGATCCATATGACTTCCTAATAGATCCAAAATCAGGTGGACTAGATATAGAAAAGGCTCGATACATGGGCCACTTCAATGTAAGATTTTCAAAGAAAGAGCTAGAAGACGGAGCTAAGACCGGAAAGTTTATAAAAGAAGCTGTTAAAGAACTCACTACAGGAGAGTCTCAAAACTCTGGTGAAGTAAACGAAGAAGATTTAAATAAGAAAAACCGATACTCAAAATACGCAAAGCAAATCTCATCACTTGATACAACAGGAGGAGATGACTACATATTCTGGGCTTGGATAACAACATACGAAGGCGAGAGATACTACACACTATACTCAGAGACGGGGGTGGTAGTAAAAATGGTAAAGCTAACTGAAATAGTTCCATCAGGGAAGTTTCCATACTGGACTTGGGCTTGTTTCCCTAAAGCAGACGAGTTCTGGACTCAATCATACGCTGACATCGCAAGAGATGTGATACAAGGGCAGTCAGTTTCAGTAAACCAGATGATGGATAACGCTGACAGAATAAACAACCCACAGAGAATAATAAACACCACAGCGCTAGTAGATGAGAACGAGCTAAGGTTCAAGAAACGAGGGTTCATACGAGCAAATACAGACGTAAACAACATAATTCAAGACGTAAGCACACCATCAATTGAAACACCGCTTGCAGTATACGAAACACTAGACAATATCCTACAGCTAAACTCCGGAGTAACAGGAGCAACTCAAGGGATCGCAGAAGAAGATAAGGTGGGAATCTATGAAGGAAATCAAGTGGCAACCGCAGACAGATTTAACCTACTAAACAAATCATACTCAAATGGAAACAGAAGGTTTGCAATGCTATGGAAGGAAGGAGTAGATAACCACCTAAACAAAGACATGGCTATCAAACTAGTTGGCCCAGATGGCATAGAGATGGAAATATTCACAGAGGATGACAAGCTAGAAGATGATGATGTGGATATAGTAATTGAATCAGGAAACTCTGAAGCTCAAACAAGCCAAGAAGCGCTAAAAACAAAGATAATGTTCTTAGACAAGTATCAAGGTGCAGTATTCATAAATCCAAAAGTAATGTTCGAACTAGAGGCTGACATAGTAGGGATCAAGAAAGATGAAGTAAAACGCTTACTTTCTCTAGATGACAGCTCGGCAGACGTTCAAGTGGAGGCTTACAGAGACATAGAAGATCTGATACAAGGCAAGAAGATAGAACCTAACGAGATAGCTGATACGACATACGCACAGATCATCCTAGACTACATGAAAGACCAGAAAGAAAACCTAAACAACAAGCAATACACAGCGCTAGAGCAATACTTAGGAAGCCTACAACAAATAATCGTCAGAAACATGACAGCAAAGGCACAACAAGACATCGCAAGACAAGCATTGCTGGCAGAGAATCAAGGAGTACCCGACATTAATAGTAATCAACAAATGTAATGAAAAAGAAATTTGGACAAACAAAAGTTGGTGGAACATTGAAGAAGATAGCCACAGCGCCAGTAAGAATGGTAAAGAAGGCTATAAAAAAGGAAAAGGACTACGATGCATACAAAGCAAAGAAGTTCAAAGATGAGTTGATGAACAGTTTATAAAATAATAATAACAAATATATGAAGAAAGCAATCAAATCAATCGCAAAAGGAGCATTAATGGGAGGTGTAGCAGGTAAATCTATTAAGGGGGCAAAGAAACTATATAAACCTAAAAAAATGGGTGAAGCGGTAAGAAGTGCAATGAAAAGTGGAGCTGTAAAGAAACTTCCAAAAAACATTTGGTAAGAATTATAAAATAACACAATAAAAGCTATGAAAAGAGAAATAACTAAAGCAACATACAAAGTTAAAGACGCTAAGGGGGAAGTGATAGAGAAGACAGGAATGGTATCAACCGAGTTCTCGGTAGAAGAAGTGAGAAATGGGATAAAGGCGTGGGAAACACGAACAAGAGAATTAGATGCTCAAATGCAATTCAATCAAAACAAAGCAAAAAATTATAGAAATGCAAACAAGGCGCTAACAAAAATCCTTATGAAAAACGACATATTAGTAATTAAGGATTTTATAGACACAGAGGTTGCCATCAAGGGAGATATGGAAGAACTTGATAACGCTAGAAAAGCCATACAAAACCTTGAGAAAGAAATGGCTGAAGTAGAAAAACAAACAGGATTAGGTTTAATAAAAAAAGAAGATGTCAAAACCAAAAAATAGTAAAACAATAAGTAAGATAAAGCAGGCTCTCCCCGATCTAGAAATAGATGGGGAGATGGAATCACTAGCTGATAGGCTAGACGAACTTTCTGTGTGGAGGGATTTTAATAACTCACCTATTGGGGAAAAGTTTAGTCAGGAGCTTGAAACATTAGTAGCGTCTTCAATGATGAAAGTATTAGGTGGGCATAAAACAATGAAGGAGACAGTCCACTTTGAACTGGCAGAAATGAATGCGCTGGTAACATTAATAAACAAGATCAAGAAGTCAACAAATCAATACAATGAAGTACAAGATGAAATAGATGGTCAACTTGAGACAATGGTTGCAATAACTAAAAGTGTCTCAAGTCGTGGAGCAAATGCTGGGTTCTAATTGCCTAGCTTTTTCTCGTCGTAGTTGGTTAATAGCTTCCTCCCAACTGTGACGAGTGATAGCTAGACAATATCCACATTGTCAAGTGAAATTATTAGTAGTACAATAAACTACAACAGGGAGAGTTACCCTTAAAACTCTTTACCTCGTGTAGGTCATAACACAAAATATATGGAAAACTCAAACGAATTAGCTGATGCTATCAAAGAATCCGTAAAAAAGGTTGACGATAGCAAAGCACAAGCGACTCCTGTAGAAGGAGGACAACAAGCGGAGGCTAAACCGCAAGTAGAACAAAAGCCAGTCGAAAGCCCAGAGCCGGTAGACGAACCTGAAGATAAACCTTTAGATGAAATGCTTGGAGAAGAACAAGCAGACGAGCCAGAAGAATCAGACGATGACGAAGAAGATGATGACGACGAAGTCGAAATGATTCCAAAAGCTACTATGCTAGAAGTGAAGCGAAAACTCAAAGAGAAGATACGTGCGCTGGAAAGCAAGACAAAAGCCCCTGCGCAAGTAAAAGACCTGAGAGAAATAGCTGACTCAATATCTGAGAAATACCCTGATGTTTCAAATGAATTTATACAAGACCTTCTTGGCCCAGTTGCCGGAATGTTTGAAAATCTTCAGAATGAAAAGAAGCAATCAGAACTTTCAAAGAAAAAAGATGTACTCTTTGATCAGATTTATAGTCAGATTGCCGATAAAAACCCAGCGATCAATGAGATTGTTAATAAAGATTTTATTAAACAAGAAACAATGAAGCCGGAGAATAAAGGTAAGACAGTTAAAGAAATCATCAAGAATGTGTATGGAAATGCGCTAGAAAAGAAGATTGGATCATTTGACTCCTACGTACCAACAAAGGCGACACCTGAACCAAGCAACCTATCTAACCCAACATCACAAGAAATGAAAGATATTAACGCTGACCCTAAGCTAAAAGAAAAGTACATCCAAAACGTAATAGACAAAGTTAGATGGTAGAATTGGAAGCTATCTTAATAGCTTAAAATTATAAATAAAATGAACGATTTTTACGAGTATTTCGCACCTACATATCAGGAGATTTTCCAAAAAGTAGTTGTCGGAAAGGAATCAGTTGCGTCAATGCGATTTGATTCATCAATTAAAAAGAAAGGAGACACAGTACACCGATTCTCTCTAAACATAGATGGTGTTAAAGTGCGAGATATTACTGACACATATGCTGACAGAACTATCGACTCACTATCTGACTCTGATGAAACATTAACAATCAACTACAACAAGTCAGCTAACTTCCAACTATCATCAAAAGATGTGTTGCAAGCTGGTGAACTTAACCCGATGGCATACGCTGGTGCTAAACTAGCTCAAAAGGTTGCCCTAGCTGTGGACTCAGACATTCTGTACGAAACACTAAACGCAACTTTCGACTTTGACAATGGAGACTTAACAACTCTAGCGTCAGATGGTACTGCGATCACACTTTCGACAACAACTGTGCCACAAATGGCTCACTCATTGTTCCCGAAATTGGCATACCGAAACCAACAAAACAACATGAACCTTGTATTCGTTGCTGACACTTACACATTGGGCCGAATCGCTCAATATCTAGGTGGAAAAGAAACTGAATATTCTATCTCATTCCTAGAAAACGGAATTGCTAAAGGTAGAAACTTCGGTGGAGCGCAAGTATACTGTTCTGAAAAACTAACAGCAGAAACTGTACTAGGATTGGCAACAAACCCTACAGCAGGAGACACAATTGTTATCAATGGGGTGACAATTACATTCAGAGCAACTTTGACAACACCAACAGGATCAGGAGAAGTACACATTGCTTCAACTGTAGATATTACACGAGCTAACCTTGTAGAGTTCCTAAACGATCCTACAGCGTCAGAAGCAGAAGCTACTGATACAGGTTACTCAAGTCTTTCTTCAGCTGATCAGCAAACATGGTTCAATATGTTTGACTCAGGTGTGGTTGCAACAAACAACAACTCTACAAACAAGGCGACTCTAGTTGTACGAGGATCAGGAAGACTAATTCTATCTGAAACTTTCACAGACGTAACAGACGCTTGGGATAAGAACTTTATCCACGCTTACTACGGTAAGAAAGGTGCGGTAGATGTTGTTATGCAAGAAGGAGTTGACGCTTGGAAACGAGAAGAACCAAAGAAAAGAGTTACTAACGTGTTTATCGAAGCTCTATATGGAATAAAAACGTTCAGTGATGGAAAAAAGAAATTTCTGGATGTCTTAATAAATGCATGATTTTAGTTAATAACTAATCCCCTCCCTCGTGGTTGGGGAGTAGTACAGGGTGAATCTGTACTACTCCCTGCCCAGCAGGATATTATAAGTAAATTCACCTTACTATGAGAACAAAAGAAGAAATAAAGAAGTACCAAAAAGAATGGAGAATAAAAAACAAAAAGTACATTACAGAATATAATAAATCGTATAGTAAAAAGTGGTACAAAGAAAATTGCGACAGATTGAAACCGATTCGTAAAAAATGGGAAGTTGAAAACAAGGACAAAAGAAATAAGATAAAAGAAAAGTTCTTATCCAATAACCCTAAAAAGAGTTACGAGTATGCAAAAAACTATCGTAAGAATAGCCCTAATAAATGGAAGGCAACACTAGATAGATACAGAAATAAACCTGAATATATCTATGGAAGATTAAAGTCTGGCGCAAAGAGAAGAAATCTAGATTTTAATATAACATTAAGGGATGTTGAATTTATTTGTTCTAAAAATTGTTATTATTGCAACGATAATGAATCAATATCAATAGACAGAGTTGATAATAATATTGGGTACATCAAAACTAATTGTGTGAGCTGTTGTACTATGTGCAACATGATGAAAAAGAATTTTACTAAAGACGATTTCTTAGAAAAAGTGAAAAAGATTTTTAATAACATAAAATAATTGTTCTTTCACTCAGGCCCTCCGATGAGGGGGCTTGGGATGAGGGAGTTAATAAAAATATATCGTGAATACAGCACAAATAATCGCAAAGTTCAATTTATACGTAGATGACGGATCAGAACTATCGTCTGCTGAAGAATTAGCCCTAGCCAATAAAATATATAGACAAGTCCTAGATGAAAAAGACTGGGAGTTTTTAAAGACAGAATATTCAGGAGCTACTTCAGTATCAGTTCCATATATTACACTGCCGGCAGACTTTAAAAACATAGTAGTAAACTATGATGACGAAGATGGAGAGCCTTCACAGGTTGTCTTTGTTGGCCCAAATCACGATGTATATAAAGTAATTCCTTTCTCACAAAGACGAAACTACAGAGATGTTAGTGGTTTCTGCTACATAGACAAGAAACAAAACAGACTTTACTTTACAGAACAACCAAAAGGCGCATATGACGTAGAATTTGACTACGTATACAACCCAGATGACCTAGAGCTTGCTACAGAGCCTGTATGGGATGCAATCCATCACGACATAATCCATCACGCTATGGTAATAGACTTCTATTCTATCGAACAGACAGAAAAGACACGATCATACTATAACGAGAATTTAAATGCGTACACTAAAATTCTCAATAGAATGACAAACGTGAATATGAAAAATAGCGGTCTAATATCTTACTAATATGACAGATAAGTCAGTTGAAATCTTCGACAAAGGAATATACAACTTCGTTAAAGACGAGATTGTTCCAGAGAGCGCTTCTGTGGACTCTTTGGGTTGGCTTTCAACAGACGACACAATAGAATTGGTAAGAGGCTCACTACTTCTAGCAGGAGATGGAGGAGTATCAGATATAGTCCAAAATATACAAGATGAAACAACATCTGTAGGGCAAAATGATGCAGTATCGGGCCGAGTAAAACTAGCACAATCATTTAAACCACAATACTCAAGAATACTTGGGCTTTCTTTCTTTAAAAAGCCTGACACAGGTGTATTTGCCGGAACTGTTACATTTTCAATAATAGAAGACGTTGTAGACTCTCCAACAGGCGCAACTTTGGTAACAAAGACACTAACAAACGAAGAATGGCTGACAATAGCTGATGGCTTCTTTGATATAGAGTTCGACAGCTCATACGACCTAACTGTAGGCACAAGATACTGGATAATTGTAGAAACATCGACTCAAGACAGCACAAAATGCATAAACCTAGCTTACAACACAGCCGGAGGTTACACAGACGGAAAACTGATGTATAACAACACGCCAAATGGTTGGTTGGACTACGGATCGTCAGATTTATACTTCCGAACACTAACAACACCATACGGAACATCAAAAGGAATACACGTTGGTAAAATGGCCAACGGAACAGCAGTAATATTCAGAAAAGCTGGTAAATCAATACAAGTATTACAAAATACAACTTGGATAAACCCAACAACAAGCCAATCTGTCGCAAAAGCCTTCTGGGTGGACACAATCATAGGCTTAGAGCCAGAAGAAATATACGCATTCACAAATTACACCTCTCTAGCAGGGAATTTTGTGTATGTTGGTGGAATTGGAGGGCTTTACAAGATAGTTCTAGCAAATCCAACAAACTCGATAGACATGTTCGTAGAAGCAAACAACTTTAAAGGAAAAGTACGAATTGACCGAGGTAGAATGTTTCTATGGGGCCGAGAAAAAGACAAAACAGGTCTTTATGGCTCAAAAATAGATCCACAATCAGGGTCTGTCTACACGACAGAGACCGATACGATTGGTACTGGAGATGGGATAGAAACTCATTTTGAAAAAACTCTAACAAAGGGTACTTCTGGCAGGACATCATTATTTGGTGTTATCGCATACGTTCCAACGGGTGTAACATATCCTATTGTTTATGACTTAGTTGGTATAAATCAACAAGCGAATCCTGCCGTTGAAGTTGCTGATTCTTCTGTTTTTACTGTTGGTCAAAAAATAACCTTTAAAGATGTGGATGGTATGACAGAAATAAATGGTGTTGTTGGAGAGGTTACGCGAATATTTTCAGATACAAGTATATTGATCAGTATCGATACTACATCATTCGGTGTATATACTTCTGGCGGAGAAATTGTTATTCTTACACCCCATATTGACGATTATAGTGGTAATCTTGGAACTATTGGAACTATAAATTATGTAACTGGTGAGGTTGTATTAGATTTATCATCTCCACTACCAAGCGGATACACGATAAATGTTTCCTACCAATGGGAAGACTCATCAGTGGGTGGAATAGCAGACTTTAGAAAATCAGCAACTAGAGTAGCTGGTGAAGGTTTTATATTCCGACAAGACGAAGGTGGAGATGCTATACACCAAGTTCTTATACAAGATGGTAAATATTACTCAATGAAAGAGAAGTCCGTATATCAAGTTGAGATAGCTGGAGATGATACAAGCGCAACAAACCTACCATACCGACTAAACGTGGGTATTCCAGCATATGGAGGAGCTGTAGAAACATCAATCGGTATTGTGTTTATGAACACAGCAAACCCAGATAAACCACAACTAACAGTTCTACAAAAAAGCACAACAGGATCAGAACTAGAGCCAATAACCCTAGCGCCACAATTTAACCTGTCAGGTTTCACGTGGAACGAGATAGCAATGGAAACATATGGAGAATATGTGGTATTTTCTGGTAAAACATTGGGAAGCACTTCAAACAATAGACTATTCCTTTTCAACCAAAGAAGAAACGTGATGGATGTGTCAAACCAAAACGTGAATAACTTTGCAAAAGATGTGGGGATTTTATACGGAGGAAGTTCAGCAAACTTTTCAATCTATCAAATACTAACCGGGTACGATAACGATGGCACAACCCAAGAAAACTACTGGATAGGCCGAGGAGAACTCTTCGAAACACAGGCACTTAAAAAGGTAAAGAGATTCATACTCAAGGGCCAAATATCAAGAGACGTGAAGATAAAGGTCTATGTAAGCGAAGATGGGGACGCATTCAGGCAAATAGGAACAATTATAGGAAACGAAAGTTATGTAGACTTCAACAACGCAACCATTATCGGATCATCAGGAATAGGAACGTCAACAGTCGGAGGTCAGTACGGAACTACAGCATTCAACTACCAGACACAATTTAAATTCTATAACCAAACAAAGTTCAGAAAGATACAAGTAAAATTCGTAGCAGAAGGAATAGGATACGCTTCAATCGAAAGAATAACTTACAAAGACATCCGATTCTTCGATGATAAACTGCCAAAGAGATACCGAATGAAGCAGGATGTTTCAATAGATGGATTATCAACAGACCAATAATTTGCCAAAACAAAAAACATGTTACTATATAAGCAGGAAGCTGATATAAAATAAAATGTCAACTAAAATACCTAAAATATCAGCAAAGTATCTCTCAACTCTAGCAAAAAGAGTAAACGTTGGAGACACAACAGCAACACTAACGTCAATAAAAGACTTAGACCTTGACTCACTTCCATCAGGAAGATATGGGTTCACTGTAGACGAAGGAAACTCACAAATTGAATACTTCGAAGCAGACCTATCAGGTTCTGCTCTTTCTGGTATCAAAAGACTCGATCCAACAACCCTAGTAGAAACAACAGGCTTCTTAAAAGAACACAGAGCCGGCGCAGAGACAAAAATAACAGACTACACAATACTAGCAAGACTTCGAGCTGTACTACTCGGAGAAGATAACCTAGACGATGGTTCGCCTATAAAATATGGTTCAAGTCCAACACTTTCAGATCCACTAATGCTTGCAACTGTAGAATATGTTTTATCTGTAGTAAATGGAGGAGCTGTAACATTCGATGCACAAGTAATTGTCGGAGATGCTGGAGAAACAATATCATCAGGAGACTGGGTATACTTAAAAGAAAGTGATGGCGCTTGGTATAAAACAGATGCAAATATTCAAGCTACAGTAAAAAATGTAAAAATCGGTAAAGCTCTGGGCGCAGGTACAGCAGGAAACGCCATTTCAGGCGGTGTTTTTGTTGGAGGGTTAGAAAAGACTGGAACTTATACAGTCGGACAGCTTTATTACCTATCAAACACAGCAGGTGCTCTATCAACAACAGCCGGAGAATTTGAAGCTCTTGTGGGTATTGGAGATGCTAATGGAGAGCTTATCTTCTTAAACGTCTACGATCCAGAAGGAACTACTCCAGATGAGAAAGATGCCCTAGCTGGAACTGTAGGAATTCCAAACAAAGATAATAAATTCGTAACAGAAAATAACTCTTCTGCTTCAGGCACAGACCAAAGCCAAACAACTCAAGACTCAAGCGTAGAACTTGGAGAAGCTAACGCTACTACTAAAAAGAATAAAATAGCACAGTCCTTCAAACCTACTAAAAATAAAATTCGTGGTGTTACCTTATATAAATCTGCCGAAACAGGAACAGCTTTCACAGGAACTGTAACAGTAACCATTCAATCAGATTCATCAGGAAGTCCAGATGGAACCCCTCTTGCGACAAAAACATTTACAAATATAGAATGGCTAACAATGGGTGTTGGTGAATTTGAAGCACTTTTTTCTTCTGAATACACCTCACTTGTAAACTCTCCCGCTACTACATATTGGATAGTGATAGAAAGCTCTACTTCAGATAACTCAAACCACCCAAATCTTGGCTTTAATACTGCTGGAGGTTATGCAAACGGAACTCTTAAATACAACAACACATCAGATGGTTGGGTAGAAATTACTGGAGATGACTTATACTTTAAGACTTTAGAAGGAAATGTTAGTCAGGTTATTAAAACCGATACTGATGGATATAAAAAAGGGGTAACAAAAATCCCGACAACAACATTATTAGATACAGCAACACCAGTTATCGGTAGTTCCACTACACAATTTGATATAACAAATCCATCCGGAACAACATTTAGATATACTTGGGATTCAACTGGAACAGATCCTGTGATAAACTCAACAACTGTTCCGATAGGAAGTTTAGCCAATATAAGAACTCAAAACTTTAATGCAAATAATAATGGTTTATTTGTGGTAACTGGGTCTGGTGCAAATTATTTTGAGGTAACAAATGCTTCTGGAGTAGCAGAAACAAATAAGACAATAGGAACTGGACATATTGTATTTTCAGGTACAAACTTTTACACAGTTCCAGA